CATCATATTTACCGTTCAGAGAGTCTCCAAAGAAATTCTTAGCCGCTAAAACATAGACATCATTTATGTCTTGATTTGTAGCTTTGTAGTTAATACATCTATCAGAAAAGACCTTATTGAAGCAAGTTAAGTTTAACCTGTCTTTGCTGTCTGTTACAACGTTAGAAAAACTGGTTTTCGATTTTACATCTTCTGAGGGTTCTTCTATGTCTATGGTAACTTCATTAGAAACAAAATCAGGAATCCTTTCCTGAATGTCGTTCCAGAAAAAACCAACGAACACCAAAGATAGCCCAATAACAATTCTTAAAGTAGAATTCATCTTAACGTCTCTAGGTTAGTTTTTGGAATAAGATTTTCATTGTCTGGCTCTACCTCAATAGTGTCTTCCCTGACTTCGATGAGCAGGGGAAACACACTATCAAGAGTCTGACATGCGTTATGTAAGCCCGAAGCCTTACAGCCGTCAGAGAGAGCCTCCCACTTCCGAACCAGATCAGTTAGTTCATTGCCTGTATTTGTTGTGTTAACTTTAATCTTAGGAAGATTTACATATCCCTTGAAGAAAGATAACACAGGAGGTAAGGCAATTACCAAACCTACCGCAATAAATATCCACTGAGCTAGACCGATGTCCGATAGAGTTTCCATTTTTTTTCCTTGTTATTTGGTTTCACGCATAGTATCACCAATAACCCATGCCACAACAATAGTGACTACACCAATAATCTGTTCTTGATTAAGCTCAATTCCCATAGTCTCTGCGGCCACTACAGATACAAGACCCACAGCAGATACCCAAAAACGTCGGGAAGTAAGTAACGATTTAAATTTAGACATTATAGTCTCCTTGAAAAATGAACAACTGTTCAAACAAAAAATTATTGTCACAATCCCCTAAGTAGGGGAAACATACCTCTTGTTTTCGTGTTAGATGTGCTAGCGTTATTACAGGAACACTTACCGTAAGCTGATACACAGTTGCAATACGTCTTGGAAGTGTCGCATTTGCATTTCGTTTTACTTTGTGTCGATCCTTTTTTGTGGTAAGGACAGTCGGAGACATGTCCATCACCTTGCACAATCTTCCCAGTTCCCTTACATATACATTTGTCAGGATCTGGATTTGGTCCTATAGGTTTGTCGTCAGGGTCTATAGGGCCACTTTTAAAAACAACAGACTCGGCTTTAATAAAGCTTTGTTCTGCTGTAGTCATTATAGACTCTACATCGACATTTGTCAAGTCTTTTCTTGAATAATTCTGATAAATTTTGAAACCAAAGAAGGCGGCTATTATCACAACCCCTACTATTATTCTATCTTTGAGCTGCATTAGAATACCTCGTTTATTGTCCATTCAACTTTTCTGGCGGGGAATCCATCTACATCGCTGAAAACCCAAGCACCGCCACCAGATAGCATACCTCTGGCATCTTTTTCTCTGATCCAAAAACTACCTTCTGGTTGGTCGTGTTTCTTGGGTCCGGAGTTCCATATTCCCCAGCTATTTTGAACCAAGAATAGCGTCTCGTTTAGAGTCTCGCGAGAATCGTCGCAAGCGATCCAAGCCATAGCATGGTTCCAACCGCTAGAACGTTTGGCAATACCATTACCATCCCGACGACTACTGAACCCATACCCAGAACATACAGACATAGCATAGCCATTAGCAATGGCGTCTCTAGCCTCTTCAACCGTTCTGATGTTAGATATTGTTTTGACTTGATGTTTTTGAGCTTCATTTTTATATACTTGAGTTGGTATTTTATGACTAGCACCTAGTGAAGAATTGTATTTAGATAAGTCTACTTGACCATAATCTTTTCTTAGTAAGATACCTCCAGACTGATGTACATATCGAGCTGCACCTGAGCATGTCATTCCTTGTTGCCTGTGTCCCCTAGATTGATAAATTCCCTCTGTGGCACTACGTGTAACAAAGTCTTCTCTATCTCCATTCGCAATCTCCACCGCTCTCGTTATGTCGATAGCATTTCTAGTGGAATGTGAGACACAGTCGCCTGTGGTTTGTTTTTCTGCCGGACCAAAGCCGGGATCAAATTTTAATAATGACTTAAAGGGTAGACTTAGCTTACCTTCTCCAGAGCCGTATAGGTCATACGCAGCGGCCCCAAATACGGGCATAGGCAATTCGCCCAATAGTCTTTTTGTATCTTCCTCATCGCAGATAGAGCCTACGAAACCATCTTTATAAAGATTAAGTATAGACCTCGGTGTCTTGAAGTTCGAGTCCATTTAGTAACTCCTTGGTTGAGTTTGACCATGTAAAAGACTTAGCTGTTTCTACACCTTTTGGATTTGGTATAGAACCAGAGAAAGCCTGCTTTAAACTATGGGCCTTTCTCATATGCTCAATGATTTGGTCTTTTGAGCCTTCTGAAATACTAGCCCATTCTCCATACTCACCAGAGAAGAAAACTCCGTCTTCTGCCTTTTCGAGATTGTCAATTTCTACCAACATACAGTTATCTTTGTTGCAAAATTCAGTATGAGCAGAGTAGTTGGTAGCTATGACATTCTTGCCGCAAGACATCATCTCTAGTAGCTCTAAGTTCCAGCCTTCAGCTTTAGCTGGAAAGATTCCGCAGTCAACCTGCTTCATAATGTTGTACACATCTTTATGTGTTTGCTGTCTTGGAATTATCCTTATTTTAGAGCCTAATTTTGAACTCTTGTAAAGGTTTACCCAGTCGTTATTTCCTTGCCCAATAAACGGATTTTCACACATCATCCAAAGTTCTACATTGTCTCCAAGTTCAAAAGCCCTGTTAAAGCACTCAAGGAGAATATCATGACCCTTACGCTTTTCCCACTTGCCGCAGTTAAAGAATATCGTCTGAGGACGTGTGCCGACATGGGGCTTGAATAATTCTGTATCTACACCAAGGGGAACCACATGGACACGACCGTCGTCAAAAAAGTGTCCGATCATCTGGTCTAGTATTATTTCTTTTGCCCACTTTGAACATACAAAAATTTTATCACAGTGGCTGAGACTTAGCTTTTCTTCTTCACTAAACTCTGTAAGTTCAAATATTGGAAACCCAATATGCTCTCCATGTCCTACAAATTGAAACAGATCATTCTGGTGCCATATCTTTACACACGGCTTTATGGTCTTGTCGTCCCTGTTTTTTAGCCCAGCCAATACATATTCATCAACAAACTCTGGTTTGCTTACGGGATATAAGGCTGTAGTTCTGTGGGATTGTAGTAGGTTTTTTAGAATGTTGTATCCGGCCACTCCGTAGCCAAGATTATTAATTGGTGTAATTAAATCAATCATGCAAAGATCTTTTAAATAGTTCAAAGAAAAAGTTAAACAGTGGCCGATGAAAGAAGAATATCAAAAGCCAAACAATTATAAAAAATGCCGAAGCCCAGTCCGTGCCTTCTTTATTATAGACATATGCGTCTCTGTCAACACTTTTTTCTGGCTGAACCTTTGGAGGATCGTAGGGATTCATATTTTACATATTCCAAAATCGCCATTTTCTCGAATTGAAATACTCTTTATCAAAACCGTGCCATACGTTATGACGAGTATGTTTCTCGCCAGCTTTTATGGTTCTTGCTCCCACATGGTTAGTATAGCGTGTGGGGGGATGTTCTGGTATTCTTTTTCCTTGTGGTCCATACCTTAATATAGAGGTACGTTTTGCTACGTTTTCATAAAACCATTTTAAAAATTTTTGATCATCCTGTACGTTGCGAACTGGCCTCTTCCGTTTTATCCAGTCTTCTTTAATATACGTAACCATTGACTTTTCGTCAAAATCAACTTTATTTTTAGATTTGTTCAAGAATGTATATCCCCACATTCCTCCCGGAATAGGCACTCTTTTATGGCATGGATGGTCTCTTATTATATTGAACTCCCACTCTTCTTCCGAGTTTAACCATTCATCAATAACCGGTTGCTCTCTTGTGCTAACTATAGAGTCGGCATCTCTACAAATCATGGTTTTAACTTCGGGGTCGTCGATAGCTAGGAATCTCCAAAACATTTTGGCGTGGGCAAGTTGATGGTCTTTCATATCAATGATCTCTGCATCTAGATAGCTAAGTTGCCTTTTGATGTTTGGAGGATCTGTCGTATAAAATCTACATACCCAGTCGGGAAATAGTCT